ATCAGGGCGACGATTGGGTTCGCATACCACGCCGCGTTATTGGCCCAAACCTCCGCTGTGTAAGTAACCATCGCCGGGATGATGGTTACGATCCTCTTATACAGCGTTCGGAATGCAGTCGCCAGCTTGCCCGTGAACACCCAGCCCGCGTACTGACCCTTGTTGTTCCGCTTCATCGCGAACAAGAAGTCCTTCAGGCTACGAGCGCCTCTGTCCGTCCAAAGAACGCGCAGCTTTTCAGCTGTCACGTTCTTGAGTGTCCAGAATGCATAGATCCTCTGCACTAGCGTGCCCCTCGTCGTCCAGAACACGATCGCTTTCTTACGCGCAATCTGGATGAGTTCTACTGCATTCAAGAGGACGTAGCGAGCTACCAGCGCCGTAACTATGATCCGAAGCAAGAGGCTGTGCTGAGCTAGGCTCTGCATGATATTGTTGATCAAGAGCAGGGCGGGATACAGAAGAGCGCCAGTCACCTGGCTCACGTCCCGGAAGGCAGGCCAGAGATCGTGCTTGACAATGTCCGCTACCGTCTTCACGGTCTCGCGTACGAGCGTCCATGCATTGACGAGGCGTCCGCCGCCACCTACCATCGTGTCAAGCTGATGAATCATCGCGCCGAAGCCCTGTTGATTCATAGTCTGGGTCAGCTTAGCGAGGTCATTGTTGATTGTGTTCATATGGCCCTTGATGGCATTGAACGGAGACTGAACGATCATCCCGAACAACCGGCTGGCGTAGTCGTGCATGGTACTCAGCTGACCCTGCATCGTCTGCTGTAGAGCGGCAGCCGCACCCTTGAACTTCGGATCGGTAGCGATTCCTCGCATGATGGCGTCGATTGCAACATTCGCCGGAATGTTGAGAGCACCGATACCAGCGCCCAATGCCTCACGTGGAATCTTGAGTTGCCTCATCAGGATGCCGGTCACACCAGGAATCGCCTGCTGAAGCTGACGGAGATCCTGTCCCAGCAACCTGCCGCTCGATCGAATCTGCCCGAAGGCAAGGATGACGCGACTCATGATCTCAGGACTGCCGCCCATGGCCGAGATGACATCGGCCATCGTCTTGAGATATCCATTCACTTCATTGATTGAGAAGCCCCATCCCAGGAACTGCCTGGCCGCATCCTGCACTCCCTGGAACTCAAACGGCGTCTTCGCTGCGAGATCGAACAGGAATGCGATCTCCTTGTTAGCTTTCGCTGCAGACCCGGTCAGGACGGTAAACGAGACTCGTGCGGTCTCCATCATCATGTCGAACTTGAAGCCCATGCCGACTACGGCAGCCGCCATGCTTCCGATCGCAAGAGTGGCACCATAGGTGAGACGGCGCATCGTGAACAGGGCCTGATTCCACAACCATGTTCGGTGCGTAGCACCAGCAGTGGCCTTGTCCGCCGTGGTCGTCGCTCTGCTGATGCCCTGCACGGAGCGTGACATGCGCTTGGCCTGGAGCTCGAACTGAGGTCCGCCCTCCAGCCTCGCCTTGATGATGACCCACTCGTCGGCGCTCATTTACCCGACAGCATCCTTCCGACGGCGTTAGCTATTTGAACGGCGCGATTCTGATCTGTCACGAGAGCGACCTCGCGGTAGCGATTAGCAATCTGCTCCATGAGGGAGCGATGGAGGTCGTCCGTCGTCGTGAGGAACTCCATCGGGTCCATTCCTGCTATCGCTACCGCGACTGCCATCTCGATCTCGTCGCGCCCTAGAGTTCCCCCAGGAACTCTTCGTCGGCATCTCGCATGGTATCCTGGAACCAACGCTGCAACTTGAACGAATGAGACGCCAGCGCCGCGTCATTGTTCCCGAACAGGCCCATGACAACCTGCCGCGCTGTCTCAGCCTCGAAGCCGCAGAAGTCGGCCAGAGCCGACTCATACCGAAACGGCTCGCCGCGCCGTTGCGGGTCGAACGGAACGTACTCACTGCCACCTCGATCCAGATACAGACCGTCGCAGGCAGAGATCATCACGTCGCATGCCATATAGATTGCACGCTCTACGCGATCCCTCGTCTGTCGCTGAGCCCGCGTCGTGATGACATCGAGCTCCTTGCCGTCGAGCAGATGGTACATGGCTACAAGACCGAGGTCGTCATAGCCAGGAATGGTAATGTACGTCTTGCGATCGCCGGATAGCTCTCGTCGGCGAAGACGAATCTGCTCAAGCAGACTCTTGATCTGGTCTTCATCCTCCGGAACACCGTTGTCCGGTGAATCCGGAGGAGGAGTCGCGGTTGCCTCCTCCTCCGGTACTGGTGAGTGTTCTGTCTGCATTGCGCTCCCTCCTTGGCCCTACTATGCGACCGGGTTGCCGTCCGGCGAGATGACGAGCTCCAGCATGGCCGGGTCCGTCGACTCGGAGTCGTGCTCCGGAGGCGTCACGGTCTTGAGGATACCCGTCCAAGTGATCGGATCACCGAACGAGTTTCCATCCAGGTCAAGCGGAAGCTGGGCGACAGTGCACCGTGCACGACCGCACCAGCTTTGCAGATCCTGGATCCTGAGGTGATCCCGCTCATGACGGTACAACCGCGAGATCGTGAGGTCCCCGATGGTCTTGGTTCCGCCCAATGAGACCTGCGGTGCCATCGAGCCTGGCTTGTACTTGTACTGATCCGAGTCCGTCTCACCGCCGGTCTTCTTGTCCCAGACGCCGAAGTCAACCGTTCCCTTCGTCGCCGGATTGACGATGCGAAGCGTGACTCGGAATGTGTCTTGACGAGTAGGTCCGGCCATTTAGACCACCGCCTCCGTGATCGGCTTCTTGATGATTGTCAGCTGAATGAGCTCGGCGAACGGGCTCGTCCTGATCGAGATGAGAGCGTGAACCTCGTTAGCAGCCAGAGTCTCTTGCGTATTGACCTGGTTGCCAACGTCGACGTAGAACGCATCGTCCGGGGACTCCCCGAACAGCGATCCCTCGTTGTACCACCTCAGGAGCATGCCGTTCAGTGCTGCCTTCAGGTCGCCGAGGTAATGGCCCTTGCCATCGATCTCGCCGAACATGAAGCCCTCCATGATCTCGCCAGCTTCTGCCTCGATCGCCATCACGACTCCGGCAGCACCGAAGTCAAGCCAATCGGGATCAGTGACGGGATTCGTCAGGGACCGCCATCCGTAGATGCGGACGGCACCGAACAGCACCCTGATGACATTGACGCCCGACGAGTTGAGGTCTTGACGCTGGATCTCCGAGATGGATACCTCACCGGCGGCGGGTCGACTCACGCCCAGTGCATAGCGTGACTCACCCTTGACTCCTGCCGATGGGGCAGAAGGTGACATGCCGTTGCCGATGTTCTTCGCGATGGCACCCGATACATGAGCACTTGGCGGAACTGTTCGCGTCGTTCCCGATGTAAGGCCGGGAATGCTCTCCCAGGGCCAGAACAGACCTGCATACCGACGATCGAGAGCAGAGCCTGCCCCTGCCGCCGATGCCTTGATGGTCGCCACCGTATTGGTATCGGGAGCGTCCAAGACTGCTCTCCGACCCTGAGCCACTGCATGCTGCACCAACTGCGTATGGCCAGTGTCGGTCGTACGACCCGGAGCCGAGACCTGCCCCGGACCGAGGCCGGGATAGAACCTGTTCAGGGCTACCAACCATTCAGTATCGGTGATTGATGCACGATCGTCAGTTCCCCCGATCAGGCTTTGAGCAGCAATCACGGCGGGATCGAGCAGACTGGCAGCATCCGTCAGGACGATGTAGTCGCTGTACTGCGCCCATGCGAACGCCGCCGCTTTATCGAGGAGATCGGGTGAGGTCTCCAAGATGCCATTGGTGTCAGACACCTGCAGCACGAATGTACCACCGGCGCTACCGGCGAGAACCGCGATCTTGAGGTTGTTGCCCCAAGCACCAGGCCCGATCGCGCTCACGACCAAGCAGTTGACGGTCGATGCATCCTTCAGGGTGAAGCTGGACGAGACTGCAGCAGGGCCGACAACCCTGCTGATCCAGGCCTGACTCCCACCCTCGCGGAAGAACTGCTCCAAAGCATCGTACAAGAATCCGTACGAGACCCTGTCTCCGAACTTGTTGATGTATTCGGAGAGGCTCCGAATCATCACCGGCGCCAACGGACCCTTCTCCGTTTGGCCTGTGACGAACCAGACGCCTGTGTTTGTTGGAACACTACGCGGAGGAGAGAACTCCCCAATCGTAATGTCCACGCCAGGCCGCACCGACGCCACTAGGGCGAACAGAGCGGCAAGGCCGAAAGAGAACAGCATTAGTCTTCACTCCCTTCGCCCTGCCCGCTAGTTGACTTCTTGTCCTTGCCGGTGGACGGGGTCCCGGTCTCGATGAGGATTCCTTCATCGATGAGACGCTTGTTGTGCTCATCCTTCACATCCTCAGCACTGAGGTCGACCACCTCACCCAGTCCGACAACTCTGCCGCCGGTGAGCTCTTCTGCGTGCGCACCGACGTTCTTGTACTCCTGCACCGTCCCTCCCTTCATAGTTGTTCAACCTCTACGTGCATTGACTCAGCGATCGGCCAATGACTACCGGGCTGAGTCTCCGGATCTGGATCAGCATTCGTCGCTGGTCCACCGTACCGCGCCAGCACCCCGTCTACCTCAACTTCGAAGATGTTGGTGCCCACGTTGATCGTTTGATTGTCCTCAAACGGCTGATCATCGTCGAAGCTGTGATCAACCCACGTGGTGTTGCTTCCGTAAGCGGACTGTCTCTGCATCATCGCAGCCGCGATAGCGGCGGAGTACACCCGCACCATGTACCGCGTGTCCTGCCTGGTTGCGGCACTGGCGATGATAGCTACACCCACGTTATAGAACGCGCGGAATGTACCGTCGCCCTCCTGAGCCGGGGGACGGGTGAATCCGGGGCTGACGACCACGATGCCCGGCAAGCGGTCGCCGTGCTCGCTCTCAACCTCTTCCGAAGTCAACCATGACTCCGGCAGGGGAAGAGACTTGGGAGGGAGGCTCTGC